CTTTAGTGGAGACTTGGGCTTGACAGGCCAGCATCGGGCGATAACCAAACGATGACTACAAGCCCCCACTAAAGGGTTCTGGGTGGAACGGTTATCGCCAAACACCGGAGCGTCACTTCCGACCACGAAATTGTATACGGTTTCCAATAACGTCCAAGATAGATTAACCCCACAAGTTGTAGGGAAATTAAAAATAATTGATAAAAAGATGCCAAACCCTATTGTAAACAGTTTGTTAATCTGGATAATTACTCATACGGTCACTTTGATCGTAACTAACCGGAGAGAATAAATGACCAACGTAATCGCCACCGCAGTAGAGCCACTCAAGCAAGCAAGCATTGATGCGGCAGTTCAAGCAACCAAAGAAATGGTTGCACGATTTGCACAGAAACTAGAAGAAGCGAACTGGGATATCAACGTAGCATTTCCCCGCCCAAACGGTTTTGTATCGCGCTCAACATATATGTCGCAAAGAGCCGCGCACGATTTTGCATCTTCTCTAGTTCGTTGGGTTAAGCCAAGTTATCGGATGAGCGAACCAATGATTGTTCGTATGTGTGAGGAGCGCATTTCTCATGTAATCGACAACGCCGCTAAAGATGCCGCTTCACAATATGAGGCATACGTTGCAAAGTTAGTTAAAAAAGTTGGCGAGTGCGATTCCGCTAAAATGGGTTTCAACGGTGGCTTGTGGTTTGACTCTGACTTAGTTGTAACCAAAGGTGATGCAAAAGAAGTTTGGAATACCAAATGCATTACCAACCGTTCTTGCCTAGGCAAAGTATTCAACCAGTTTCCTACCCGCAAACGCAAGTAAACTAACCGGGGGCTTCGGCCCCCACTACCGGAGAGAATAAATGACAACATCACCCGCTTGGTCAATATACAGAGACGATCCAGTTGACCATGTCCTCAGAGTAACAACCCCCCAAGGCTATTACCACCAATGCGTTCATTGCAAGGGTCGCATCTTTACGTCCGACCATGACTGCCTTGAGCGTTTTATAACCGACCACCAAGACTGTGAGGCAACGAAATGACTGACGCAGAACACCACCAGCAACAGTTGGAACAACAGGAACAAGAGGAGTTGATTACGACCCAAGACCTAGACCTGATTGCATATAAATGTCTAGGTGTAGCCCAAGCAATGCGTGACTTAAGTTTTACTACGTCATCAGAATTGTTTGAGAAAATGAAAAATCGTTTAGTTGAGTTAGCAGTTGAATATCAAACCAAAAGGAGAAAGTACGATGAGCAAAACTGATTTAGTAGTTAAACACTTAAAAACACGCGGCCACATTACATCGTGGGAAGCAATTCAAAAGTATCGCGCCACCCGCCTTGCAGACATTATTTTTAATCTGCGCTCTAAGGGTATGGCTATCAATACGGTTATGTGTGTGCGTAATAAAGAACGCTACGCCCGCTACGTTTATATGGGAAAAAAACCATGACTAAAGAAGAACTTGGTGATTTAATAGGTGGCGCTCTACTTGCGCTAGTAGCAATAATGGCAATGTTTATCTAAGGAGAATAACTTGAACACAGGCATAGTTAATATCAGAGGCAAGGAATACCAGACCGTAGCGTTGCGGGTTCAGAAGTTTCGCGAGGCTCACCCGGATTGGGAACTGTCTACCGAAATAATCAAGGCAGACGATACCGTGGTAATCATGCAAGCCCGGATTTACACAGACTTAGGCAAGTGCATAGCTACGGGCCACGCAGAGGAGTTCAGAGCCTCAAGCCAGATAAACTCAACATCCGCTTTAGAAAACGCAGAAACCAGCGCAATCGGTCGGTGCTTGGCGGCTGCGGGCTGGGGTGGCATGGAGTTCGGCTCCGCGAATGAGGTGCAAAACGCTATCCACCAGCAAGCTACGCCTAAGAAACGTGCGACCAAGTCTAAAGAGGAACTGGTCAAGCTGATCAATGAGGCATCGAGCCCTGAGATTCTCTCAGTCTTTTGGAAAGCTCTGAGCCCAGAGGAACGTGAGTTGGTCAGGACTGAGGCCGCGCACAAGGGCGCAGAACTCAAAGAGTCCAAAGGTGTTTTGAAAATAGGGGAGCCAAGAGATGCGTGAGGCCAACCCATTCCAGCTTGATGGCAACTGGTGGAACGACCGGCTAGGCAAGCTCACGGCCTCGCGGATGGAAGATGCCATGTCGTTTCTTAAGCAAAAGTACGACAAGGAGAAGAACCCGCTTCCTAGGGAAGAATCTTCAGCCCGTGAAAGTTTGCGCTATGAGGTCGTAGCGGAGCGCATTACTAACACGTTTGCCGATAAATACACCACCTCTGATATGCAATGGGGCGTAGAGCAAGAGGCTGCGGCCAAGGAAAGGTTTGAGACTGTAACCGGTCTAATCGTTACGGATACGCCTTTTATCGACCATCCAACCATACCGTTCTGCGGCTGTTCCCCTGACGGATTCGTGTCTGACGGATGCTTAATTGAGATCAAATGCCCCAAGACCAAGACCCACATGAAATACATAGCCAACCAAGAAGTCCCTGCGGAATATAAACCTCAGATGACTTTGCAAGCGGCGGTCACGGGCAAGGCGGTCTGGTTCGTTTCCTACGACCCGCGTATGGGTGAGGGCAAGGATTTGTTCATTAAGAAGTTCAAACCCACCCCGGAGGAGATCAAGGTGGTCGAGGACGCAGCAGAGCAGTTCTTGGCTGAGTGTGATGCCCTGTTTGATTTCTACAACAACAAAGCAGTTTACTTTGATAAGGATTAAAAATGTTACTAATTGGATTAGCTCGTATCGGTAAAGACCCAGCAATTCGCTACACCGGTGATGGAAAACCCGTCATGGACTTATCGCTGGCTATGGACTACGGTAAGAAAGGCGCGGACGGCAAGCGCCCTACGCAATGGATCTCTGCAACCATGTGGGGTGACCGCGTGGAGAAGCTCCAATCTCACCTAATCAAGGGCCAGAGCCTCTTTGTGACCCTGTCTGAGCCCCACCTTGAGGAATACAAGCGCAAGGACGGAACCACCGGTACTTCGCTCAGAGCGCGGTTAAATGAGCTTGAGTTTGCTGGAGCCCCGCGAGACAAGGTACGCGAGGAACCCAAGATTGAAGATTTAGATAGCGACATTCCTTTTTAGGGGGACTTATGGAAGATATTTCTTCGATGATCATTAAGATTGACCTGAACCTGTCAGAACTAAAACGTCTGACTAGAACCCCGGCGTTTAGCGATAACGAAAAAATTACGCAGATTATTTTGGATATGCGTTGGCAGTTATCGCAAGCCCTGACCTCAATCGGAAAATCAGATGCCGGACAGGATTAAGTGCTGGGCTCTTAAGGATTCAAGAGGCCGCTACGTTCAGATAGAACATGGTGCGATGCCGCAAGAAGCCTTCAAGAACTTGACATTTAGAACACAGCGGGCGGCTAATGAGTGGCTGGCTAGGAACTTGTATTGGTACTACAAGGCCAAACCAGTACAAGTAATAGTCAATATTAAGGAGGTAGGTGAACCATGACTTTTATATCTCATCTTGTAGCTGCCGACATTTGGTTCTTTATTCTGTGGATGATTGCGATGATTGCAATGGTCTGTTTTGTTTGCTCACAAAAGGAAAAAAAAGATGAAAAGACTACTGATAGTTTTAGCCCTGACAGGGTGCGCCACCACAAACCCCGGGGACTATAGCGTTACCCCACCGCCTCAGAAGCTCATCGTGGATAAAGAAGTCCACGCCATGACCCGCTTGGAGACCGCCAACGCCATTCAAGACTGTCAGGCGGCTAGGACTCGGGCTGTGGTGATCTACGGTCGCAGGGCCGTGGGAGGGGTAACTAGGGACGTTGTAATCGATGTAACGTGCGCCCCGCTGTACTAACGGGGGAATTCTTTATAAATCAATTTTTTTAGATGATAAAGCCTGACAAATTTAATCCTTGTCCGTCCTATTAAGTAGGGACGCAATTTTGCCCCCTTAAACTTTGGAGAACTATCATCGATACAAAACTCGAAACCTTCGCCCAGTTGTATATTTTCTTTCGTCAAGAACTGCCTACTTTCTCACAGATTGAGTGCCTTGAACTGGCACAGAGAATGTTAAAACTGCAAGAAC